ATTCTGTTTCAATGGACTTGCTGCCAATTCAAAAAGTTTATAATGCTCTCTGTTCTGCTATTTGCACTAACCAAGCTGCTTTCGGTGTTCAAAATATTCTTATCCCTAGAGAGGCAGCTATCTCTCTAACCCAACTCACTGAAGGACTTAATGCTATATATTATGATCCGGCTGTTACCAATGGAGCTAAACCAGAAGCCTTAAATCTTTTGATGAATAAACAAGAGGTGTTCAATTGGATTGAATATCTTGAAAAGAAGATGGCAACAATTTCGGGAGTGAACGACACTATACAAGGCAATCCTGAAGCTAATCTTAAATCTGGAACGGCTCTTGCCTTTGTTGCTTCACAGGCTCTTACCTTCATTTCACCATTGTCACGTAGTTATAATGCGCTGCTTGAAGAAACATGGACTGGTATTGTTGATATCCTAAAAGAATTTGCTACCACTCCTCGGATGGTTGCAATTGCAGGTGTTAGTAATCGGTCTTACGCCGCTGAATTTGTTGGAAATGATTTAGCAGATATTGATCGTGTGATTATCGAAGATGGTAATCCATTGACTCAAACTTTGGCTGGACGGATTCAAGTAGCTCAAGACCTTGTTCAAGCTGGTCTTCTGAATAAAGAAGAATATCTCACTGTTCTTCAAACTGGTCAACTTGAACCAATCTATGAATATGAGAAAGCAGAACTTCTTTCTATTCGGGCCGCTGTGGAAGATTTGAAGAATGGAAAAGAAGTCGTAGCTTTGACAACCGATAACCATCCTCTTCGTATTCGGGAATATTTAACAGTCTTGGCTTCTCCTGATGCTCGTCGGCAACCAAATAATCCTATTGCAACAAATACCCTTAACGCAATTATGGAACATCGGAATATGTGGAAAACTCTTACTCAGAATAGTCCTGACATTTTGGCTATTCAGAATATTCCTCCGTATCCCATGCCCCCTGCTCCGCCTCCTCCAGTTGGGCCAAAAATTAGCGAAATGATTTCGTTTAAAGATTTGCCACCAGAAGGTCAGGTTCAATTGGCTGCTAAAGCTGGAATTGATTTAACAAATGGACAACAGCCTCCGGTTCCAGTTACACCGGGAATTCCGGCAACTCCACCGTCTACCGGCAATCCCGGTCATCCAGGGCATAATACGGGAAGAGAGAATCCTAAAGGAAGTAAAAGAGCCGGTGCTCCTAATCTTCCTGGAGTAATGAATAATACTCCTCCTAGTTCTCCTCCAACTGTTAATGCTCCTGGTATGCCTAAACTTCCTCCAGGAAGCCCTGCCCCAACTCAAGATGCTTATGCAAAACTTCAGGCGGGGGTTCCACAAGTTCCTCCAATGCCGCACTAAGATTTAAGGAGATTTAAAATGCCTTACCAAAATGTAGATTGTACGAACGTTGTTTATACAGGTTTAACTGGAAATCAAAATTATGTTTATGATTTAGCCAGAACTCCAAATTTTAATGTTGCTCATGGTCTATCCATTCAAGCTGTATATACTGGAAGTAGCCCAACTTTTGTGATTAAACTCCAAGCCTCGAATGATGGAGTTAATTGGTCTGATATTAGTAATACTTCTACTTCTGTTTCTTCGGCTGGCAATACTCTTTGGGATTTAGGATTTCCTAATTATCATTATGTTCGCGTTGTTGAAACTTACACAAGTGGAACTATTAATTTGACTCTTCTTTTTAATGCCACTAATTTAAGCTAATAGATTTAAAGGAATTTAAAAATGTCAACTTTACTTAAAGCTATTTCAAATTCAGATACGACAGTCTGGATTCAAAATGATGCTTCTTTTCCTCTACTTAACGGAGTTATCTTAATTGAATCTGAACAGATTGCTTATAATTCAAACTATAATGGAACTTTATATGGATGTGTTCGTGGATATAACAGCACTTCAGCAGCGTCTCATAGTTTGGGTGTTGCGGTTTCATTCTTTGCTTATTTTTCTACAACGGCTGAACCGGCCACTGTTTCAACCTTAACTGTTACTGGCTTAACTGCTTCAACGGCTCTAACTGCCAATTCGAGTAAAGTGTTAACTTCTTCCTCAACAACTGACACTGAATTAGGTTATGTTCATGGTGTCACTTCAGCTCTTCAAACTCAATTAAATGCAAAGGCCCCAATTGACGCTCCTGTATTTACAACTTCTGTAACGACTCCGCTTTCGGCGAATGTTGCGGTGGCGACTGGCGCTGCTGGTATTCTTGCTGCATCGTCAACAACGGCAACTGAACTTGGGTACGTACATGGAGTGACAAGTGCAATTCAAACTCAACTTAACGCTAAATTAACTTCGAGTTTAACAAGTGCGGATATTTTTGTTGGGAACGTATCAAATGTTGCAACTGCTGTTCCTCTATCTGGTGACGCCACTCTAGCGAATACAGGTGCTTTAACTCTTGCCACTGTGAATAGTAATGTTGGAAGTTTTACTTCTGCTAATATTACTGTTGACGCAAAAGGCCGAATCACGGCTGCTGCCAATGGTTCAGGTGGCGGCGGAGCAAATACCACTCTATCAAATTTAACTGATACTGTTGCTATCAATAAAAATCTAAATAATTTTAGTGCTGGAACAATAACCGCTGTGATTCTAGCCACTGGTGATGGAAATGTCTCAACTCCAGGTTTTACATTTGGTTCCGAATTAACTCTTGGGATATATCGGTCGGCTGCTGGAACAATTAGTCTTGCTTCTGGTGGAAATGATGTGCTAGACGTAAATGCAAGTGCTGGCGTGAATGTTAATGCCGGATTTAATCTCTATATTTCTGCTGGTAATGCTCTAACTTTCGACGGTATTGGAGGTACGGCAAGTTTATACACTCCTAGTCCTGGTGGCCCAATAAATATTACGACAAATTTTAATGGGGACGGAAGTGGACAATTAATCAGTCAGGGTGCAAAATTGACTTTGGGGGTATCAAATTCTGGTGGAGGTGTTATTCTTCAAAGTTCATCGAATACTCCAGTTCTTACGGCTGCTGATAGTGGTGTCACAATGGTTGGTACAATTACGACTGACCAAACTGCTACCAATGCTTCTGTTGCCACTGTCCTTGGTTCTGTCGGCCCCGTTGGTTCTCATACAACTGTTCAAGAATGGCTTAAAGTTACAATTAATGGGAATGTTCGTTATATTCCTTGTTTCTAAATTTAAATAGTTTTCCCACACCTACGTATCCAACATTCTCAATAAGAGTGGAGCGTTAAAGGAGATAAACTCATGGATAATACTCAAAATGCTGCACCCGCTGTTCCTGCTACTGGAACTACTGTCCCGACTAAACCGGCTGCTGATGCATCTAAACCTCAAGTTGGGGCCGATGGGAAGCCGATTGCTGATCCAAAAGGCTTAACTAAAGCTGAAGCAGAAGTGATTCGTAAGATTAAAGTTGGAGACAATGAGTACGATGAAACTACTCTTGCTTCAATGATTGAGAAGTCTAAAGGGGCTGACAAGAAGTTTCTTGAAGCTGCCAAAGCTCGTAAAGAAGCAATGCGTTTCTTTAAGATGGCAAAAGATAATCCAAGAGAGTTTCTTGCTAAGACTGGTCTTGATCCTAAGAAATTTGCTTATGATGAGGTTGCTAAAGATATTCAAAATAAACTTCGTGATCCAAAAGAAGTTGAACTTGAACAAGCACAGCAACGGTTAAAAGAATATGAAGCTAAAGAAGCTGCTGAAAAGGCGCAAAGAGCAGAGGAAAAACTTAATAAAGAAGCTCAGGCATTAGAACAGAGGTTCCATGCTGAGATGATTGAAGCTCTTGAGACTTATCCTGAGATTCCTAAAAATGGATTTGCAGTTGCTCAACTTGCGAGAGCCATTGACACTATTCGGGAAAAACATGGAGTTCTTTTAACAGCTAAAGAAGTTGCTCCACAAGTAATCGCTGACATAAAGAATATGGTTAAAGGCGTTATTTCCAAAGCCACTCCAGAACAACTCGAAGCAATGCTTGGTGAAGACACTATGAAAGCCCTTCGTGCCTATGATGTAGCAAAGCTCAAGAATCCTCTTAAAGATGGTTCAGGTACAGTTGTTGAAGGTGATAAACCTAAACCTCCAAAATGGAAAAATGCACGGGATTTCTGGAAATCCATTGATCGTGATGCTAAAGCTGAGCGGGGTGAATAATCGTGGAAACTAAAACCAGAATTATTCCCAAGATTGCTTATCAGCTTGAAGAAAAGAATGGAGGGTTTCAACTTTTTAAACTCATTCTTGACGATGATAATAAACTTGTGAAAAGAGAAAGAGTTGGCTGGCCCGATGCTTGGGATTTCATAATTCTGTCTCTTGAACAAGAACTTAGTAAACAGTTTGCTTAAATAGTTTACTTTTGTACTAATTTGCCTACTATTGGTAGGCGTAAAGTAATTTTGAGGTCTTTTGGACTTAATCAATCCTAGGGTAAAGACGCTCTGATTAGAGACTACCTCAATTTCGGTATTTACCCGACAAGAAATACCTTGATAAGACCGGGATGAGTGAAGAAAAAAGTCTTCATTTCGTCATCCCGGCACAATTTAAAATCCTCCCACCTGTTGCTTTATAAATAGACGGAGGCCAACATTAGTTGGTCTGTACAATGAAGAATTATTGATTTATATATGAGGGTGAAAACTTAAAGAAACACCTAAACCTATATTTAAAATATCAATTGTTCTTTCCCGTAGCACAAATGCAATACAAAATATAATTTTAAAAGGTGATAAAATATGGCTGCTACAATTCCCGCCTCAATCACCGGCGATTTTAAAGAGCGTTATAATACCAAAGGTATTCAAAACGCGATTCCTGAATCCCGTGTGCTTCTCAAAAATGTTGAATTTAATAAGTCAACGCTAGTCGGTAATAAGTAAAAATTGATGCTTATTTAAAATTGGGTAAAAACGGAAAAAGTCCTGATATTTGGATAATTCCGTGTTAAGTTAGATAGTAATATTTCTAACCAATGTAGAGAGTAGAGGTTGAAACTAAATGAAGCAATGTTCAAATTGTAAAGAATTTAAAATAGAAAGAGAGTTTAATAAGGATAGAACAAATCCTGATGGACTTGATTATAAATGTAAATCTTGCAATTCGAATGAAGCTAAACAGTTGTGGAAATCAGACAAAGGTAAACAAAGTCAACGGTTAAGAAGCCGAAAATATGAATTAAAAAGACTTTATGGAATTACTTTAGATGATTATAACAACTTATTGAAGAAACAAAATTATGGTTGTGCAATTTGCGGTTCTCAAATGAAATCAAAATTAGGAAATTTGCACGTAGATCATGATCATAAGACTGGAATCGTTCGAGGGTTACTTTGTATTCAATGCAATATTACCCTTGGAATGTTAAGAGAAGATTCCAATAGAATTAAAAAAGTTCTTCAATATTTAGAATATAATACTTCCAAGAACACCCAACTGGAAACTATCCAAATTTCCTGAAGATGTACTCCGAACTTTCGAGAAATCGAAAGATGAATAGATAAAAAACTATTCGATAACATACTTGTTCATACTCCCGTAATCCTCAGCGACGAAGCGGGATTTACTTATGCCGCGAACAATGCTGGTAACTATGCCTTGAATGGCCCTATCAGCTTGAATGTCCCCGATGCTCAAGTCTCCCCTGCCCAGATTACCCTGGTTTCTCAGATCGCGTATGATGCGCTGTCTCAGTCTCTTGGTTCTGGCGCTGCCTTCCTGTCTGCCACGAAGCTAATCACGAAGCGCATGATTGATTCCATGTCGAAGCGTGTTGAACTCGCTGCGCTGTATGGTGGATCTGGTCTTGGCAAAACTGCTCTTACTGGCTCCTCAAATGTTGATACGACCCATGAAATTGTTGCGTTTACGCAGCAAACGTGGTCTGACGGTATTTGGGCTGGTACGGTCAATAGTCAGGTTCAGTTCTATAATTCGGGTACGCTTGTTTCTTCGGGTGCTGACTCAGTATTTACGATCACCGGAGTTAATCCAACTCTGAAGACGCTGACTGTTTCTGGTACTACGACTGGTATTACTGCTCTTAATGCGCTTGTTGTAACTACACCTACCACTCTTGATATTTATTTCAATAGTGCGAAAGGCAATGAAATGACGGGCATTGACCAGATTCTTACGAATACTGGTTCTCTCTTCAATATTGATGCTTCTGTTTATGACTTGTGGAAAGCCAATACTGTTGACAATGCTGGTGGGAAACTCACGTTTCTTGCCCTGCAAAATGCCGTCGCTATTGCTGTTGGTCGTGGCTTGGATGGAGAAGTTGATGTTATGGTGAACCCGAAGGTTTGGGCTAACTTGGTTACTTCTCAATCTGGTGCTCGTCGGTTTGATAGCTCGTACAAGAAAACTCTGATGGAGAATGGGGCTGAAAAGCTTACGTTCTACTCGCAGAATGGTACGATGAATATCACTCCGTCGTTGTATGTGAAAGAAGGGGATTGCTTCATTCTTCCTTTCGAGCACATTCAGCGCATTGGGTCTATGGACATTGAGTTCATGCCCCAAGTGATGGGTTCTGATGAATTCTTCCAGTATGTTCCTGGGTTTAATGCCTATGAACTGCGTCTCTGGACGAATCAGCAAATCTTCATCGAGCTTCCTGCTCGTTGTGTCAAAATATTTGACATAAGCCTTAGCTAAAAAGTTTCCAAAAGGTTAGGGGTTCTCCTTTAAAACCCCACATTTTTTAGAGAAGCATGACAATGTGCAGTAAACTTCTCAATCCATAGGAGTCTATAATGTCATTTGTAAAAGTTCTTTTGTCTGTTCCTGATTCTGCTACAACGATGTCGTCTATTCTGAATATCAATACATCAGCCCAACAGTTTGACCTAACTCAACTAGTTAAACTTCTTGGTGATATGCAAGACTCTGCTCAAGTTGCATATGCCAAAGTTTCTACTGGTGCTATTCAAGCTTCCGGTACTATCACTCTTTCTTCGATGGTTGCCACTGATACGGTGACTGTTAATGGAGTGGTCTTTACTTGTGTATCTTCTGGTGCAGGAGCTAATCAATTTAATGTTGGGTTAAGCGATACTGCGACCGCCGCTAATCTAGCCGCTTCAATTAATGCGTCTATAACAGCAAAAGTGATTAATGTGGTTAGTGCAACTTCGGTTGCGGCTGTTGTCACTGTTACTGCTGTTCAACCTGGTCTTGCTGGCAATATGAATACGATTGCTATCTCGGCCCATGGCTCTGTTTCTGGTAGTGGCTTTTTGACTAGCGGCACTGACGGAAGTCAAGTGGCTGTTAATTTCGGAGCAAAATCATAAAATTCTTTTCTCGTAGGAACTTCTTATGAGTTACACTCTCACATTTAATGGGAATAATTATGTCCTTCCTGATGTAAATGAAGTTGGATGGGGCAATAATGTTAATTCCTATTTTATTGCGATAGCTGCTGGCTGTTTTCAAAAAACTGGTGGGAGTTTTACTCTCTCAGCAGAAACAGATTTTGGAGCCGGTTTTGGTCTGAAATCTCTCTATTATAAATCCCGGTCAAGTAATCCTGCGGGTTCCGGTATTGTGCGTCTGTCCAATAACGGAGACGCAATTTCTTGGCGTAATGCTCTTAATAGCGCTGATCTTCCATTAATTGTTAATGCTTCCAATAATCTTCAGTTTAATGGTAATGATGTTGTTGATGCCGTTGGAACGGGTTTAACTCAAACTGCTGATTCCGTGGCTCTCACGGTGCCCGTTGTTGTTTCAAGTGGTGGAACTGGAGATACTAGTCTCACAGCCTATGCTGTTCTTTGTGGGGGAACCACTCCAACTGGAGCAATTCAGTCTATCGCTAGTGTTGGTGGATCAGGTCAAGTTCTTACATCTAACGGTGCGGGAGCATTGCCTACATTTCAAAATGTAGCTGGAACAGGTACAGTTAATTCTGGAACAGCGGGAAATCTGAGTCTTTATCCAACTTCTACGAACGCAGTAAGTGATACTTATACCCAAAATTCACATAGTATTGTTCTGTCTATTGCAGCACAAGCAAGTCGAAGTGCTAATTTAGTTCTTACAATTCCCAATCCTGGTAATGCTGTTACATCAGCGAATGTTGTTTTAGACCATGGCGCTACAGTATTTTTAACTCCAACAACTACGTTTGAAGATGATAATGCCAAACTTGCTTTAGAACGCTCCTCAAATGGGCGAACAGGATTTATTGCCATTACTGATGCTCAGGGTGGTCTTGAATTTCATGGAGCCAATAGTGGTGCCGGAGAAGCTGGAACAGTTGCTTTTGAGTTTACTACCGATTCTCCATCGGCTGAAACAGTTATTCTTTCCATTCCTGCTAATGGTCAACTACAGGCCGTCGATGGAAATGTCAATGCGCCTACATATTCTTTTGGTAGTGATACTGATCTTGGATTTTATAAATCTAATACTGATGAAGTGAGTTTTACTAGTAATAGTACCCAAAGATTTCGACTTACTGCAACTGGTGATATTGTTGGAACCGTAAGTGCTGGAGATTTGAATTGGCCCAATACCCAAATTCAAGTTAGTGG